GGGCAACGGCTGAAGTAGGGCTTCATAGGTTTTGGCTTCTCTCTGGAGGGCTGCGATGTTTACTACATTTGCCATTTTTATTCGGGTTTATTGGTTATTGATTGGTTTTTGGTTTTGCTTACTTTCTATTTTTTGCGTTCAGGTAAGCCACGTTTTCAGCGATGGTATGCGTGCGGCAAAATTCGAGGTCTTCGTCAATTGATGCTCCTGCGGCGGCTTCTGTTTTGCTTTTAGCAGTGGCAGTATCATCACCGGGCAGGCCTTTGAGCACATTGTTTTCTGCTTCCAGCGCCTTGATACGTGCGTTAGCTGTTTCTAAAGCTGTGTTGGCTGTTTGTGTGGCAGCTTCGGCAGCGTCTTTTGCTATGGTAAGTTCAGCAACAGATGTTTCGAGTTCTGTTACCCGCGCGTTAGCTGTCTGCAGGTTTTGTGTGATTTCCTCAAGGGTGGTCTTTACGCCGGCGAGTTCCTGAGTTGCGGTGTCGCGTTCGGCGGTGATGGTTGCGATGGTATTCTGATGTGCAGAAAGTTCTGCATCCAGTTTATCAATACTTTCTTCTGTGAGTTCGTTTTCCTTAGCTGTATCGAAGCCAAAGAATGAGGCTATGGTAGCCCATTTTGCTAATAATTTAATTTTCATGGTATTGTTTTTAAGGTTGATTGTTTCGGTCTGGATGGCTGAAAGCTCATTCATGGCATCTTCGAGTGTGCCTATACTGTCGATCAGTCCGAGCGTGATGGCTTCAGGAGCGAAATAGCACTTACCGGTAAACACATCGTTACTGATGCCTGGGCGGTTTTCCCTGATAGCATCATGAAACTTCTGATTGATCACATCAAGTGTTCCTTTGCGGTAAGCGTCATACTTTCCGTCGAGCACGTCGTTGAAATCTTTGTTTTTGTCTTTGCTAAGGGTGGCATAAATCTCATGGAACTTCACGCCCATTTCTTCGTAGTAGGGCTGCAGGTCGGCATACATCATCATGGTACCAATGCTTCCTACTTTGTCAATGGAAGAAGATGCAATAATTTTTTTGGCAGAAGAAGCTATCCAGTATGCAGCGCTGGCAGCCATGCCTTCAACAAAAGCCACCACCGGTTTTGTACAATTCTTTATGGTATCTGCAAGAACATCAGTATAAGAAACCTGTCCGCCCGGGCTGTCGATAATGAGCAATATGCCTGAAATGTTCGGATTTTTGTCTGCAGAAGCGATGTCCTGGGCAATGGCCAATGATCCGCGAGGTCCGCAGAACTCTGAATATTTCATGATCTCTCCGCGGATTGGAAAAACAGCGGTGCTGTTCGCCGGGATCATTTCTTCATCAGACATGTTCAGAGGAACATCGTCATTTAAATCTTCGCTACCTATAATATAAGGTTTGTTTTCTGCACGGTTTTTCCCCCAGTCTTCGTTGTCGGTACGTTCGCCTTTAATAAGCGACAGCAGCAGCCCGGAGTATCCGAGTGCGCGTTCTTTGTCAATAAGGAAAGGTTCGTTGAGAATCTGAGAGATCAGCCGTACATTCATAATATTGCGTTGTTTGGAAGCGCAATATTATATTATGGTGTATGGGGCCGTGAAAGGACTACGAGACAGGACCTGTGTATGTATAGAATGGTGCTGGCTTGTCGGATAGTAAGGAGAACCCGAATTCGAAGCCGTTCAGTCCTGCCGGGGTTGATTTGGTGGACTGTTTGAACCAGAACTTCATGCCTGATTCCTTGTTTCCGCACAGGCGTGTTTGACCGTTGTTATCTTTAACCTGGACAACAAAGCGGTGACGGCGCATCTCGTTAAACAGGTCGAGATATTCTGATGATAGTTTTGGTACCATGCCGGTGATCTCAGTTTTGAAACTGGCCCCTGGGTCGCCGTCCTGTTGTTCTTCAGAAAAACTCAAAGTGTCCATAATGGAGCTACCGAGATAAAAAGAGTTGCTTCCCGGGAACTGGACTTCCTGGGCAATTACATTATCCACTGCTGGAGGAATCAGTAAAATATCTTCTTTGGGGGCAAACAAAAAACTTTCGCATCCGCCCATGCTTTCCATGTTGAAGTCAATAAAATTTTCCATGTGAGTAATAAATTATATAGGTTCGTTTTTCTCAATCGTTTTTTTTATTATTTAGAATGATTATAAACAGTGTATTTTGTTTTATTACGCTGGTACAATTTTTTGTAATTCTCCTTTGGATAGTCGTCTTCTGTTATTCCGATGGTGGAGAAGAACTCGTCTATAGCCACTGTAATGACAATATAAGGATAGAACCTGATCTGCGTGTTGATGAAGCAGAACAGTTCGTTGACCATCTGTCGGTGGATGAATTTGTTGATGTAGTATATCTGTTCAGGGTGGATCAGGCATCCGTTGTCCATGTGGTACAGGCGGAAGTCGAGTACTATGGAGTCTGAGAGAGTGGAAACGTATTTATCCACTCCTTCTTTGTTGCGAGACAAGTAGAAGTTTCGTTTGTGAGAGAGTTTGTCAACTACGAAGTTTCCGAAGCCTATCTGGTCGGTGAAGCTTACCGGAATAACGTCGGTATCTGTTTTAAGCTTCCATTGAATATACTTTTTAAGATAGGTCTTTGTGGGAATTTGAACGGTAAAAGCCATAACTCTACGATTTTGAACGTAAAAGTATATAAAATTGAACGAAAGGAAAAGGAAAAGAAAAAAATAATATTTTTTATTTAGTGGAAATTCCATGCACTCATGCACTTTTTTTCATAACTTACTTATTATTAAATATTTACAAACAAAATTCAGTGCACTTTTCATGCACTTTTCAAAAAAAGTGCAGTACTGAATAAAAAAGTGCATTGAAAGTGCATGAAAAGTGCATTGCCGTTTTTCTATATCTTTCTTATTTTTAATTACTTAAAGTAAAAAAGTGCATTAGTACACTAAATTTCGCTATAAACAATTTATTAATTAATTCTTAATTTTGGGTACAAAAAAAACCGGCTTACGCCGGTTAAAAATTGAGGAACGCCATACCTACGGATTACGTAGGCACGGCTTGCTAACGTTCAATTGCTACTATGAATACACAGTAGCAATTTCGGCGTTAGCGGTTATTTTAAATAAAACCGTATTTCGTAACGACCGATTGCTATTTTCCAACCAACCAACTTTACTCCCTGCATTTTCTGAAATCGTAGCCATTTGCCACCAATTAAATATTTTCTATCAACTATTCTTATATCCATAATTTACCCAAAAACAACCGCTAACAAGCGGTATAGTTAATAAAGGCTGAATTAAATTTTATCTTCGATTGGTCGGCAGTGGTCAGCCTTTACTAAACCATACCGCCAGCCGTTAGCAAACATATTAAAGACCGTACTGTTCCTTAATTCTATTTATAACCCATTCTATTTTACAATGTTTCAAAAGCCACTTATCTATTTTTTCGGGGAAATTAGATATAGGTCTTTCGTTTTTGTCATATCCGTTTCGTGGATATAAATAATTGCTCGGCAAAACATCTTTGTAGGTTATATTTCTTTTGCGTATAATGCCTTTAATTGTTACCATATCGTAATCATAAGCAATCTTAATTGGCTTTTGATTTTCAATTAACCATTTTTTAAACTCATTGTATTGTTTTTGAGTTCCGTAAATTTTATCTATTCCTGCCATTTTTTGTTTTTTAATTTATTAATAATACGTTTGCTAACATTGTATTGGTTGCATTAAAACGACAACCAATACCCATCGTTATAATCAAATTAAAAATTATACTTGCTTCGGTTGTTCAAAAACCGTAATATCTTTCTCCGTAAAAAAACTCGCTGATACCATTTCATTTCAGCTATTTCTAATATGAACTTTTCTGCTTCCATATATCTTTCGGAGCAATCTTCCGTTTTTTTCATTAACCAGTTAAGGTCGGTTTTTGTATATTTCATTTGTCTAATAATTTTTAATCAGCTTATAACAGCGTTTAGCACCCATTCGAAAGACGTATCAGCACATCGGCATGGCACGGCTTATTTAGTGAGCAAAAACATGATAGATTTTTACCTTTAAGAATTGAATAATCTGGAATTGACGGCAACCATTGGGGCAATTTACCAGTAATCCATTGTTCGTAAAGGTTTACAATATCTTCAATTGAAAAACCACCACAAACACTCCAATAACACCAGGGGTCGCCTACTATCTTATTGGGTTTATAATACAATATCCAACCATCAGGAGTTAATTTAAACGGATTGCCAAATTTTGTTGGTCTTCCAACATAAACAGTATTTTCAGGGGTTTTATATCCTTTAGCTCTCGAACGCTGAAAACGAACGGGTGCTAACATCGGCTCATACGTTACAGCCGTTTCAGTGGTTTGCTTAGTTTTTTGCATTCTATTTAGTTTTATCGTGTTGATACTTGCGTAGCTTTTAAATCGGCTGCAACGCATAGCCGAGTGCCGTTACCGGCTATACTACCAATCCGCTCCGAAAAGAGACGGCTGTTTATATTGCTGGCTTTTTATTCCTTTATAGCAATTGAAAATATGGAGCCCAGTTTCAGGATGCACACAATTCCTATAAATTTGGTCTTTCCTGGAATTGATTTTAAAATTAGTCAAATCAAATCCATGTAGTTCGCTCCATTCTTTCCTATTCCCTCTATTTATGTCAGCTTCTTTTATTTCAGTAGTAGTAATATTAAAGTTTGCCCAAAATAAATGCCTACCAAGTTTTTTTGTAGGTGGCATAAGTGGTTCATAAAATGGGTCAACATTTTCAACTATCCATTTACCTTCAAAACAGTGTTTAAGAAAAAGAATTTCCTGGTATAGTTTCATGTCAGGGTATTTGGTTTCAACTTTATCGCTGTTTTTCCATGCCCACATCCTGGCTCTGCTGTGTGTTTGGCAGGGTGGCGAACTCCAAATAAAATCAAATTCTTTGTAATGGTCTAAAAGGTATTGGTGAGCATCGCCAATAATTACCTTATCATTTGGAAAATAGTGTTTATAAACTTCTGCAATATCTTCTCTAAATTCAACAGCCGTAATATTTGCGCCAGTCCATAGTTTACGATTACCTCCAATTCCAGAATACAAGTTTAAAACCCGTACAGCCGGTAACAACGGCTCATACGCCATTTGGCGGTTAATCTGGTTTTGCATGTTTGTAGCTTCGTTCATAAGTTATTGTATTTTGATACATTCATTCTCGTAATGCCAAACGGCGCATAGCCTCGACCGTTAATGAAAATACTCTCTACTGTCATCAACTTCATATCTCAAAGTTTTTCCTTCAATAAAGATTTGAGCAAGTATTGTTTTTTGGAAATTTGTCAAAACAACACAACTGCCATAATCTTTTATATCAGTAAGTTTATATTTTGTGGATAGATTTTGTTTTAAAATTTCTATCTGTTTTGTGCTCGTAAAATCAGTCGTTCCATTATCGCAAATCATATTCATCCTCCTTAAATTTTATAACCATACATCTTTGTGGCTTATCAAACATAGATAGCGGTTCTGGGACTTCCAGTTCAATATTTTCAATGGGTATCAAATTATTACCTATTCTTATCATTACATTATCGGAGTATTCGTACTCTTCCAAAATGTCTTTTAAATCTAAAACTGTAATTGCCATCGCTTCGCTATTTTTAATTTAACTGTTCGCTTCGCCACCTAACAGCGTGTATAATTAACCCTATCGGGTCGCTTCGCTTAATAATACACGCATCTCATTTTTCATAGTTTAAATTTTATTTATTTTTATTATTTTTTTTATTCTCGAAATATTTATCAATATTTTTACTTATCTGCCTGGGCTTGTTGCCTACCTGAGCTACCAGGTACTCAGTAAGCTCGCGGCGAAGGATGGTACGGTACCATCGTGTTTTCCATAGTAGTTTAATTATAGCATTCATTTTGTTTCAATTTTTTCCTTGTAAGTAAAAATAATATAGTCGCATCCGGAGCTGCGGATCTCGTTGATCTTGACCTTATCATCGTACATGGTGGCAACATACCTTTTGATCCACTTGGTAAACATGGCCTGATTGAAATATTTCATGCGCAGGAAGTCTGGGTAGTCTGACGTAAACTTATTGTAAAGTTCTTTCTTATTGTACCTGGAGCGGTCTTTCATGTCTATCTGCCAGCTATTGATCAGGATGCGGTCAATGTTTATTGAGCCTTCGTCATCGAACTCTGAGAACTGGTATTTAAACCAGCGCACAAAATCACGGTGCGTATGGTCGTAAAGGGTATTCATCTTAAGGTTGATAGGATCAGCCCTGACAAGTCCATGCATGAAAAATTCCTGGCAGCAGCTCAGGATAAAGTTGTCAAATTTTGACCATTCCATGGCGTCCCAGTCGTCGGAGAAGAACCATTGTTTAAACTCGGTGAGCGGGCTGCGCACGGAACTGTAATATTCTGATAGTTCAAAAATGATGGTACGGTCTATGGCGCTTTCTCCTTCAATTTTTACCTTTTTATTGGATGAAGCCAGCAGCTTGCTCTGGATGGAGTATCCTTTCTCATGTTCTTTTTTTACAAAAATTCCATCGGTGATGTCATTGAACAGGTGTTCAATGTCAAAATACTTGCGCATGTCGTTGATATGCACAAGGCGGGTATCGAGATTGCATTTTGAATATTTGAACTTATCATCCGGGGCAAAGTCCTTACCGTTTAATTCCACAAACACGCTGGATTTTTCGTCGGTGTTAAGCATTTTGCCCAGGGCTTTACACAAAAGTGTTTTTCCGGTGCGTCCGTTGGCTTCGTCTTCTTCGTTGAGCCTGGCATCGGTGAACAGTATCAGCGAAAGTTTGTACTGCATGTAATTATGAAGGGCATAACCAACAATGGTTTTCAATGACAGGAAACGTCTTTCCGTCTTTTCTATGTCTATCTTGCGCTGCTTATCGTAAACTATACATATATTATAAAAGAACTTTTCAAAATTTCCTTTTTCTTTTGCCCGTGCCGGATCGTTGAATAAAGTCATATCAGCAACATAGTCGCGCTGCAGTACCTGGTTAATGAATATATTTTTCTTCAACTGTGAATAGTCGTGCAGGGTGATATCGTCTTTTGTTACCTGTACAAATCCATTTCTATAAAAGAGATATTTGCAGTATTTCTCATCCGTCATGATCTCTATCGGGCGATCAGGTGTTAGACAATAGAGCAACTTGGTTTTAAAAAGGGTATCCAGCGAGTTCAGGGCAGCCTCTTTGATGGTGTCGCTGGTAACCTTGCGGATGTATTGTGTCTTTTCGGCATCATCTTTTTGGTTGTATTCTTCTTCCGGTATGGTGAGTTTCTCCAGTGTTGGAATCTGTTCTATGTGTTTCAGAAATTCCTTGATGATGGTTTTCTCGTTCACTTCCTGGATGGTATTGTTCACCATGCGCACAAACTTGATGGTGTTCACGTCCATTTCGTAGGCGTAGAAACCAAACCTTTTAAGCAGATTCAGAAATTCAATTTTCTTGAATGATATAGACCATTCGCCGCCCTTCTTGCGCATCTTATAAAAGTTGTGCAGGGCTTCAATGTCCTTACGTTGTTGTTCGAGTTCTTCTTTTGTTTTGCGTACAACGATAGCTTCGGCAATTACTTCATTAATTTGTAAGGTCATAGATTGAATTCCAGTTATTATGTTTTTTAAAATTATTGGCTATTATTTCATCACGGAATGCTACCGGAAGGATAAAACCTCCCATCGTCCTGAGTGTGGATACTTCCTGTTCCAACATGCGGCGTCCGCGCGAAAGATACATATCAATGTCGATGATACCATGTGCCAGGCAGATCGCTTCGAGGCATGTAACGTGTTCCTTATAATTAGCATCGAGGAGATTGTAATCTGAGCTTACCTTATTGAGTTGTTTTAACAGGTATTCATTCATGCGGCGTTCTTCTTCATACCCGGCTAAAAGACCGGTGAGTATCTCGTTGTATTCTGCAAGCTGCTTATCATTCAGTTTTTGGTTGTCGGCCAGAAACTGAATCTTTGATTTTAGGCGGGAGAATGATTTTTTAAACATGTGTTATCCTATTTCAATTTTTCCGTTGCTGTTGGCTGCAATAGCATCGCATTTGCTTTGAATGTATTGTTTACATCCGTATTCTTCGTCGAATTTGCTCCATCCGAAAGAGTGTTTTTCTGTTTTTTTTGTATATTTTACAACACGCCATAAGCATACACCGTTTTTCCAGAAAGCCTGTGGCCGTATGAAAAGAATTCCGGATTGTACTTTTTGTTGGAATTGTGATTTAGTCATAAGATCATGCGTTTTTTTACCTGTTTATTCATTACTGTTGGATGTTATGATGTATAATTTATTTTCAAAATTTTCTTTCAATTTTTCCGTGATGATATTCTGTATGGTCCATGAACCAACTCCGAAAGCGTGAGCCAGTTCTTTTATCTGGATGCCTGACTGGAAGTATAAAAATATTTCCAGTTTGTTTTCTGGGGTAAGTTTGGCTATGGCGGGCATAATAATTAATATTTTAAATTTGAATTGTACATAAATTCGTATTTGTACCCGTGGTATGATCCATCGTGCCATTTTGGTGTGCGCCTTAATGCAATTATTGCCAATTCTGCCAGCAACACACACACGGTGTATTCTTCTGTCATCACGTTTGTAGGGCGGAACCATTCTCCTTCAGGATGGCGTGATAATAAATCCATGCAGTATTCTACATTGTGATAATCCGGAAGCAGCTTAGATGCAGCGATGTATAGCGGGGATGTTTGTTCCATTAGTTTTTCTCCTTTAATTGATTTTTATTAAATTCAAAACTCAATTGAATATATCTGTTGTCGAGAAAACATTTAACTTCGGTATCAACGCGCTGTATTTCGCGGCCAACTTTGGCATATAATTGCCTTAGTTTTTTCAGCCTTGTATAGTTTAAGCGCATTTGTTCATTGTCCTGCTCGCTTCCATACAGGTAGTCATCAATCAAAATTTGAAACCTGATAAAGTTTTCTCGTAAATTTTCAGCCACATTTTGCGGGTTTATGCGGTCAATCCACCTGATAAAACCCCTTTTTGTCAGGCAAAACATCTCTCTTTGCTTAAAATCAGCCCCAACTGTACGGAAATTTCCATATAGTTGGTTGAGCACCGGGTCGCGTTTTATTCGTTCTACTTGGTTTTGAAAATCTAATCCGAAAAAAGTGCAGAATGGTTTTACTGCAATGTTGCTTTCAATTTGCTGAACGCTGTTTCTGAACATAGTTAATTCTGTTGTTTCCATTATTCTTCCTCCTTTAATTGGTTAATTTGACGTGTTAAGTTTTCTAAATCCGGCAATAGTTCTTTCAGGCGTTCGTAGGTGAATACCAGATTTGCCCGTTCATTGTGCGAAATTTCAGAATCTGATGCAGCAAGGGCATGTTTGAGCATTCCCCAGACATCTGATAATGTTCCGTCGGCGGTTACAATTTTAAAGAAATCTGTTAGTGTTTGCTCAAGTTTACGCATAAGCGTGGCATGAGCTTCGCCGTTCTGGTTGCTTTTTTCTGCTGACATAAAATAAGGTTTTGGATAAATAAAAAACCCCAGGTCACCGTCAACAGAACTAAATGCAACGCATTCAGAAAAGCTCGGGACTTCCACCCGTGTGCCTGGAGTATAAGTTTGTTCAGCTTGTGATAAAGAAGCGTTAACATTTAATAATAATTCTGTTGACGCCACAAACATAAACAATATTTTTAATATGCAATACATTTAATCAAATTTTTATTTTTCATTATTATTCTCACGCAATATTTTTTGCACAAAATATCTTATTAAGTCACTTTTTGTTACTTTGTTTTCTTTGCATGCTTTAGATAGCTCTTTAAAATCACTTTCTGTTAATGCAACAATTATTCTTTTGGTTAATTTCTCTTTTGGAAGAATAGGCATTAAAAAATTACTTTTAGTAGTTCCCATGATTTTAGTTTTTAATTATTAATTAGTAATTATTGGATTTGGATTAATATAATATCGAACATGATTTAAAAGGATCTGCCTTTTCTGGCAGATATCGTTAGTGATATCTGACATTTGCCAATATGTTTCATCTCTAATAATACGCCAGTCTTGATGAGATAATTTTTTTGTTAAATTTTTTATTTCGTTACAAATAGTACACTTGTTACATTTGCCTGTTTTAATAGTCATTTTTATTTTTCAATTATAATTTTATAAATACCATCCCTAAACTGTTTTATGTCTTTCCGGCTGATGAAGAAGTCAATACTTCTGGTCATAGATGGATGCATGCAGTCGTGGATGATCCACCGGCCATCTAACTGTGGGTGATCGCTGATCACGTTGATGGTGTCGCCGAATGAGTATTCCTGGAACATATCCTGTGATAGTGAACAGAAGCGGTTCTGCAATATATTGTCATCGTTGCGGACTTTTATTCCGGATGCAAGGATAACATATTGCTTGGTCTGTGTGAGCTTGGGCGGATACACCGTGCCTCGTAGCTCGGTGTAAGGCTTTTGCAGTACTATGTTGATGTAAGTATCTGCCTGTTGCGGCTTGTTCCTGAAAGCTGCCAGCCCGGATATCATAAAAATAAATATACAGATGGTTATGATCAGGCTGATATTGAAGGTGGTTGGTTTCATAATTATAGGATTAGAATGTTTCTGTAATGGGTTCGGTGGCTTTGGCGAAGATGAATGCAAAAACCAATATCCAAAATATGAT